AAGTATGGAGCAGTATTAAAAGCGTGTGGTTTATCAGAAACAGTTAGCGGTGGCAATACAGTTACTTATGCACCTGCACCAACACCATCTGACAGTGTAACGTTATTTGTTAATTATGATGGTGTTAGACATATTGTTAAAGGCTGTAGAGGTACATTTAGTATTAGTGCTGAGGTAAACAACATACCCCGTATTTCTTTTAATTTGACAGGATTATTTACAGCCCCTACTGATGATGCTTCACCAACTGTAACAGTAAGCAATCAGGCATCACCACTTATATTTAAAAATGGTAGCACTTCTGCTTTTTCTATATTTGGTTATGGTGCAGCATTGCAATCATGGAACTTAGACTTTAATAATGAAGTGATTTATAGAGAGTTAGTAGGTGGCACAAAAGAAGTAATAATTACGGATCGTAAGCCTTCTGGTACTGCTGTTGTAGAAGCTGTTGCTTTATCATCGCATAACTTTTTTACAGACTATACTAATACCTCTACTGGCACAAATACTTGGCTTCATGGAACAACTGCAGGTAATAAGGTCACAGTATCTTGCCCACAATCTGATCTAGGACAGCCATCATATGAAGATTCAGATGGTATAACCATGTTATCTTTGCCATTTATGGCAACACCTACAGCAGCAGCTAATAATGAATTTTCATTAGTATATACCTAAAGTTGCATAGATTATAAAAAGGGTATACCCTAGTATGTATATACTTATAATTCTATGCCTTTTGTTATTGATCAGAGTCCTTCTTATAAATGGAAAGTAGAAGTAAACGTAAATAAGGATGGAACTGTACATACAGAAGTATTTACTGCTTTATTTAAAAATATTTCGCAATCCAGGTTTAAGGAAATGATAAAAATGGTAGAAGATAAGCAGATAGATGATATTGATGTTACAAAAGAAATATTAGTAGGTTGGGAAGATATGGAAGCAACAGATGGTACGCAAGTTGAATTTAGTAAATCTAATTTGAATAAATTATGTGAAGTTAGAGGTTTTGCAACTGCTGTAGGGTTTGCATTTATGGAATCTAATCAGCAGATTTATGAAAAAAACTAGCAGAGGCAGGTGAATATTGGGTAACTGGTTCACTTGTCATAGATAAAACAGCAGATGATGATGCAGTATTAGGTCTTACAACAGAAAAGAAAGAAATAAATAATAATTTTTATGTATTAGAGCAAAACTGGCAAACTGTAGAAATGTTTTTACGCTGTCAGACACAATGGCGTGTCGGGATGAGTGGAATTATTGGTTTTGACTATACATCTGTTTTAAAAATGATTAAACTGTATAATATAGAAAATCATACTGCTATGCTTGAAAACCTACAAATTATGGAAGCAGCAGTATTGAAGGCAATGAGTGAGAATAAATAAATGGCAAAGTTTGATTTAGTAGTAGCAGCAAAAACTGTAGGTGCAGGTTCTATAAAACGCCTTGGCAATTCTATGCAGGGCGTTACAGGTAGGGTAAAAAACTTAAGGCTTGCAATGGGTGGCCTTAATAAAACTTTTGCTACTTTTGGTTTGATTATATCTGGTGGTGCATTTGTAGGACTTGTAAAGGGTGCAATAGATAGTGCAGATGCTTTTGGTAAAATGTCAGATCAAACTGGCATAGCAGCTAATACATTACAGGCATATGTGAACGCTGGTAAGTTGGCTGGTGTTGGTCAAGAAACAATAGATAAAGGATTAAGAAGATTAGCGCAATCTATGAGGGAAGCAGACCAGGGTGTTGCTACATATAAAGATAGTTTCGATGCATTAGGTATATCTGTAAGGACAACAGATGGGACATTTAAAACAAGTCAACAAGTATTAGGAGAGGTATCAGATAAATTTGCAACTATGGAAAATGGTGCAACAAAAGCTGCTATTGCTATGGAAATATTTGGTAGATCTGGTGCAAGTTTAATAAATTTACTAAATGGTGGTGCAGCGTCATTAGAAGAATTTAATTATGAAGTATCGGAAAACTTTGCACAAAACGCTGAATTTTTTAATGATCAGATAGCGGTTTTAGCAATTAGGTTTGATGGATTTAGAAAACAAATGACAGACGCATTATTACCAGCATTAAATACTATTGTTGGTGTATTTAGTGAATTATTTAGTGCAGAAAATGATTTTAGTGGATTTTTTAAGGCTATAGAAATAGGTATTAGAGGTATATCTATTGGAATTTTTGCAACAATAAAACTAGTAGATGAATCTATAAGGGTTGTTAGTCGTTTGGCAGAAAGAGTAAAAAATATTGTAAAAGGAGTTATTGATAGTATTCCTCAATGGATGCTTAAAATGTTGGGTGTTACTGGCAATATTGCAAAAGATTTAGGTAATAGATTTAAAACACAGCAAAAGAACAATTTAACATCTTTATTTGGAGAAGATTTTACTAAAGGGTTTTCTGATAGATTTACTGAAAGTTTTAACAAAATACAAGAATTATTTACTGGTGAAACAAATGCACCTGCTGAATATACAAATAAAATTACAGAAAGTGTAGACAATTTAGATAAAAGTATTACTAAAACTTTTGGTCAGAATATGCGAGAAAAACTTAAATCATTTAACAATAGTATAAAAACAGTACAGGAATCTATGGCAGATGTTGTTGTTAAAGGAATAAAAGGTATGGAAGATGCATTAGTTAAATTTGTAGAAACTGGAAAACTTAGTTTTAGAGATTTAACAAGATCAATTATTGCTGATATGGCACGTATAGCAATACAACAAGCGATCACAAAACCTTTAACTGGTTGGTTTAAAAATATATTTAGTGCAAAAGGCAATGTATTTGAAAATAACCAACACGTAACTGGATATGCAAAAGGTGGTGTAATTAATAGTCCTCATTTTAAATATATGGCTAATGGTGGTATAGCGGTTGCAGGTGAAGCAATGGGGGCAGAAGCAATTTTACCTTTACGTAGAGGTGCAAACGGTAAATTAGGTGTTGAATCATCTGGTGGTGGCAGTACAATTATTAATGTATCTGTAGATGCTTCTGGTTCTTCTGTAGAAGGCGATACAAGACAGGCAAATGAGTTTGGTAACGTATTGGCAGCAGCAATACAAGCTGAATTAATTAACCAAAAACGTGCTGGCGGTTTACTATCTAACGCATAATCATGGCAACATTTCCTTCTATTGAACCCAGTTATGGATTACAAAAACAAAGTAGTCCTAATATAAAAACAGTAAAATTTGCTGATGGTTATGAACAACGTCAACTGGTAGGCATAGCCGCACATCAAAATAAAAAAATATATAATTTAGCATGGAATAATATTACAGAAACAGATAGTGATACTATTGAATATTTTTTAAATGAACGTGCATTAGACCAGGCATCATTTACATATACACCACCTAATGAAACACTTACAAAATCTGGTACATATGCACAAAGCGGTTCTACAACAATAACTATTACTATTACCGACCATCAATTATTTGCAAATGATTCTATAACAATAGATTTTACAAGTGGTTCTGCTTCTAATGGTACATATACTGTTGTTGCTCTTACAAGTGCAAATATATTTACAGTCACAGCTAGTGGTAGTGCTACAACTTCTGGAAATTGCACAGTAACAAGATCAGGTGCAAAACAGTTTATATGTAAAAAATGGACAAAAAATATTAGAGTACCAAATAGAGCAACAATTAAAGCTACATTTGAGGAGGTATTTGAACCCTAATGGCTATACCTACTGAAGAGCTACAAAAAGCAAATCCTAGTGCAAAGATTGAATTGTTTGAAATACATTTAGTCGCTGCATTACATGGTAGTAGTGATGTAAGTAGATTTCATAATGGGATAAATATGAATACTACATATAATGTTGTTTTTCAAGGTAATACATACACACGCATACCAATAGAAGCAAATGGATTTGAATATCAAGCAACTAGAACATCTAGACCAAGGCCTACTGTAAGAATAAGTAATATCTTATCTACTGTTACTGCATTAATGACGCAAGCAAACCTGACTACTCCTAAAAATGATTTAAATGGTGCTAAATTTGTACGAAAAGTTACGATGTTGCGTTACTTAGACAATGCTAATTTTGAATCAGGAACAAATCCATATGGTACACCTGCTAATAATACATACGAAAATCAAACATT